GCAGAGATTGAGTCATCTGCTTACCGTTCGAGATCGTCGAAATAGCTACCTTCATTTAGTATCTCCTAGATTATTGAGTTGATTGATTGCGCTCTGATGAGCGACACTTGTTTATTTTGGATCGTCGTCCGCCTCCTCGTCGACGATGTACTGTATTGCGCCTCGCTCGGTGAGAGCATCACAGTAGGTTTCGACATCCTTCATTAGCTCAGGCATGTCAAGATCACCATCGAATAAGTTGATCGTGATAGTCTTCTTGTTATAGTCGATCTGGGCCACTGTGACACCGTCATCGATTAGCGCGACGACGCCGGCTTTACCTGTATTTCTCCACATAGTTGTTAGTGTTGATTAGCCCTCTCGCCTTTGCGCCTGTGCTGCGCAGCGTTCGGACATGTTGCGAAATGTGATTTATGCTTCTTGCTGTCGAAGGTCGTATCGCCTTCGGTGACTGTTGCTGCATCGCACGGCATGAAGCCGTTCTTCGATAGCAGGAAGACGATCTCTGCTTTACAGGAGTCGCATTTGGTAGTTTTAGGCTGTTGCATTCGACTAGATTATTGAGTTGATTGATTGCGCTCCGATGAGCGACACTTGTTTACCGAGCGTCTGGCGTTATGCTTTCGCGGTCTTCTCTAGCTCGTCGCCATACTCTGTGAAGAAAGCGACGAATTGATCTACGACGAACCCTCGCCTCTCTTCACTCAAGAAGGCGAACTCGCTCTCGATCTCAGCGCGCGTAGGCGAACGCATCCCGAACTTTCGGAACATCCTTTCAGCAGCCTCCGCGAACATGGGTACTAGGCGGTCATTCCGCATGATCAGTGTTGATTAGCTCGCTCTCCCTTGCGCCGATGCTGAGCAGCATTCGGACAAGTGGCGAAATGTGACTTATGCTTCTTGTGATCGAACATCGTATCTTCATCCTTGACAGTAGCCGCATCGCACGGCATGAAGCTACCGGTGCCAGTTAAGAGATAGATGATCGACGCTTTGCAGGATGAGCAGATGGTGGTCTTATGCGACATCTGACAACTCCTTTCTGAGAATGCGAGCCAGACCAGGCTTCTTCTTGTACTTAGCGACTAGCCACCACAGCGTGCGATTCAACTCTTCAGCATTCATCTTGCTAAGCTGATTCTGAATGCGCTGAAGACATTGGATCTCCTGCTTGATACTTAAGCTCTTAGGCCGCGATAGCCTATCCATGTACTACCTCCTTCACCGCCTGCTTCACTGGCAGTCTCAGCTCACCGGCAGCGATCGTGAAAGCCTGCGAGCGTCGAGCATGGTGACGCGACGTGTGGCCTAGCTCTGCATCAGCACTAAGAGCGAGTTCGTGAGTCGCGCGCTTTTCGAATTGGTCTGCAGCTTCAGCCAGGACTTCGCCGGCGAACTCGCGAAGAGTGTTGACGAGAAGCTTCACCGGATCCGGACTCATCGCGATCTGCATGATGAGGTCCTTAGCCTTTTGTTCGTAGTTGATCATTGTGATTATTACTGGTTGGTTGTTACTGGATCGTATTCACTGGCGATGAATTACTCTGCTACCGCTTCGATCGGCTTCTTCTTGCTTACAGACTGCAGCTCCATTCCGAGCCACATCTTAGCTTCGGTCAGGTAGATGTAAGCCTGGCGATAAGCCCAGTCGGTCTTCCCTCCGCGCATTGCGACGTTGATCTGATTGAGCTGATCGATCATGCGCTCCTGAATCAAGTGACGCAATTCTTTCACGCGCTCGATATCGCCTTCGGGCAAGTTGAAGCGATCATCGACGGTATCTGCAGACGGCTCTACGGTTGTGTTGGATGAGTCGGTGGAGTTCGGATAAGGATTCTGTTGGCCGAGTTCACCTAGCAGCTTCCCTAGCCACATGAAGCCAAGCTCCATCGCGAGCAGTGACTGAGTGACGTACATCGAGGGAGGCATAGCAGCGAAGGTGTTTCTTCCGCGCGAAATCCATCCGCGTAATTCTTTGATCTGTTGAATTCTGTCGTTCATGTGTATATGTTCGTTAGTTGTGAATAAAGGCGAGCTATTGAGGCACGCCGGTTGAAAGGGTTATGCGGCTTCCCAAAGAGTCCTGGCTGCAATGACGTGACGATCGATCCTGAATCTCTTCGGCGTTGTCCAACTGCGGCCCGTGATCTCGTGAAGCTTCTTCCAGCCTAGAGCACGAAGCGAAGATCCTGGCTCACTCGTAAGTGTGTAAGTGATCAGTCGCTTGTAGCCTAGCGCTCGAGCAGCCCTCCAGGCAGCGGCATAGAGCATTGAGCAAGCGTTCTTCGTACCATCGGTACAGCAGCGGTTTACTTCGAGCGTAAGGCCATCGTCAAACTGTCTGGCTACCGGCCGGCCGACACTGATCACTCCGACGATCTTGCTGCCATCGTTGACGGCAATACCGAACTTCCATCCTGCAGAAGGAGGATGGTGCCGATGATGCAAGCGAATAAAGTCGCAGCACTCTTGCCAGGTGATCGGTTGAAGTGTCAGCATCGCTTAAGAGTTAGCCTCCTTCACCACGATCGATGCAGGCCAGCCTTTACGACGCTCGATGAGTCCGCGCTCCTCAAGGCGATTGATGCGACGACATACGCCGCTGATACCGACGCCCAGCTCGAAGGCGATCTCTTTTAGCATCGGAGGTTTGCCCTTTTGCGCTGTATAGGTTTTCACGAACTGCAGCACCTGGTCGTGCTTGCGAAGAGTTTGTCTGTGTCTACGTGTCATGGCAGTTTGATCGATTTGTTGACTGAATGCTGATCCACGTTGTCAGTGAATCGAAATCCGTATCGATGCGCGAGAATGATCAGCGCTCGCTTGATGCGCTTAAGTAGCTGGTTCATGCTGTGGTCCTCCGCGGATTAGGTTCTTAGCAGCTGACGCTAGTGATCGCACGGTCTCCATCGACGCGACGCGAACGGGCTCTTGAATCTCACGCGGCTTAGGCTTCACGATGAGTCCTGGTACACGCGCTGCTTGGTACTGCTCAGGCTTCACGGGAAAGATCGCCTTCCAACCTTCAGCGATCCCGATGCGAATAGCAGCTACTGGATTCGGCTCGTTGCTCAGAGTGCGAAGATGCTCGATGAGCTTTTCGGGATAGACATCGACGCCGATCCGGTCCAGGTGCGATAGCCAGGAATCCCAGGCCGCATCGAATTCGCGGTGACGAGCTGAGAGCTGCGAGCGGAAGCTCCCTAACTCCTCATTCAAAACACGCTCTCTCTCCGCTTCGCGCGCGCGTGTACTCTCCTCGACAGTAGAGAGAGTATTTAATATATTCTCCTCTAATCTAGTCTTATCTAATCTGTCGTTTGTCGCTAGCGACTTGGGCTTTGTCGGTGCCGACACTGCGTTTGTCGCGGCGACATGAGGAGGGCCGTCCTGCTCCTCAATCTCATTAAATGTCAGTTCGAGGTCAGGATCAGACCCTCTTTTCTCTCGCTTCTCCTGCTTGTCACGATCGCGTTTGATGAAGAGCGGAGCCATCTCTTCGGTCAAAGATGGAGAGTAGAAATAGCCCTCATCGTCTTTAGCTAAGAGCTTCAAAGAAAAGCACTCCTCAAGGATCCTGGTGAAGGTTGGAAGATCGAATCCGATGTCGCCAGCGACAAGCTTCAGCTCGAAGGGATCGCATGAACAGCGGAGCATCGGACGGCTTCCTAGATACTCGAGAATGAAGCTCCAGAAGCAATAGCCGTCGCGACCGAACTCCGCACGAAGAACCTTCACTTTCGCGTGATTCCTCATGCCCGTTTGGTGCTTGTACCAATCGATGGTCTCTTTAGGCTTTCGCTGTTCTGATCTGGATCGCATTCGATAAATTCTTATTGGTGGACAGAAGAGGCTTCGAACCTCTGTCTCTTCATATTCGGGGGAAGTACTGATGACCACCGAATGCGAAGCGCTCTACCTACTGAGCTATCTGTCCAAATGACCGCGTCCCTCGCCAGAGCCGCGTTCGAGTGTAGCACTATCCGAGTGTGAGTTAAGATGAGAGATTAAGCTCTATCCGAAGAGATCTGCTTGCGCCTTACGCAGCACGATCTCGCTTCCCTGACCGATGATCGTTACCTCAGTCCTGGGATTACCTGGATCGACTTCGTACTGATCGAATACCGGAATGATGTGATCAGCGGAGTCATCAGGCAGCATGTTCAGATCTACCATGACGTCGAGCAATGACTGCACGATATTCACGTAGTCAAAGCGACGTCTGGTCTGTCGGTAGATCTTGAAGCGGAGCGCCATCGGGAAGCGCTGTTGCTTTACCATTTCCTGCCATTTGTCGCGCTGCAGGTTCAGCTGAGAAGTGATAGCCTTCTCACCTTTAAGCGCTTGCTCCGATTTGGCAATGAAGAGACGACCATCGCGAGTCTTGAGGATCCGCTTGGAATTCTTGCTCGACATCAGGTCGCCCTTCACTACCAGCATCGTTCTTGATCGAAATTAAAGGCGGCTCTTCTGGACCCTCCAGCCCCCATCTGTTCAAGCATTCAGAATCGATGAGAGACGAGCCGCCGCACTTGATTGATTAGTTGACCGGCAAAGCCATCTGATTACGGCCTACCTTCTTCGGAATATGAGGTATCCCGTTGATCGGAGCGAGCACTGGCTTCTTCGTTGAGTCGAAGAGCAGCTCTTGCTCGCGAGCACCTTCCAGGTATTCATTAGCGCGTGTCTGCACGAGCTCCAGCGCTTGCACTGCGAATTTGTTGTAGACCATCGCCGGTGGAATGTCCTTCGTAGCGCGGACCATCTTCATAGGCGTCTTGACTTCGATCGTGGAGTCTACAGCCTTGAGTGACTTCTGAGCTACGATACGAGCACCCATGATCATGTCCTTACCCTTGAAGTCGAATAGGACTTCGTTGACAGTAAGACCATATTCCCAATCATCGCCAAGTTCGCAGAGGCCAGGCACGAACTTGCCTAGATCTCGAAGAGCTTTGTAAAAGACAGAAGGAGCGCGTTCTTTTGAGATGATGCTCGTCTTGTTCATCTCCGAAAGCTTGCTGCCAGTACCTTCACGATACTCGATGAAGACACGAAGATTTGCGTCGGTCTTAACGCGAGTGATGAACCGCTTTAAAGGCTCGGAAGCTGCGTCCTTGACCTCCGCTTTGGATTTGTTGATTGGTGCCATTGATAGTATTGAGTTGGATCTGTGGAAGCCCCTGCACACTACATGCGAAGTGAAAGGGCTGAACTGAATTTGACGGATGATGCCATTCGTGACCGAAGTAGACTCCATAGCCGATGGTCAGGCCGCATCTGCAGCAGTCGAGCTTTGCATCTTTCGTAAGTCTGCATGCTACCGCTTCGGCCTTATGCTCGATGCAGTGGTCTCCGTGCTCGCCGCTGATGACAGTGTGCATGATCATACTCGCTCAAGAGTAGGTGCTTTCGGCTTGAGCGCGATCGCTTCACCGAAGACTTCGGCAACCTTATCCTTGAGCGGCTTGCCTTTCAGACCAGTCGCGAGCTTCACTGCGTCTTCAAGAGCAGTAACTCCGATATCGACTGCAGATAGGATCTGGTCCGGAGTGAGTCCAAGACCTCGAAGACCTTTCAGCACAAAGCCGCTGTCTACTACCTCACGCGAGCCTGCAGACTGCTTGAGCTGATAGCGCGCAAGTGATGATGGATCTTCGATGAGGCGTTGCTTCGCTCGCTCCTCTAAAGCTTTGATGACTGTCTTAGCCAGAGATACCTTATCCAGGACCGCTTCAAGCTCTTCATCGGTGAGCCGTTCGATCTTCTCCTGGAGAAATTCAGGCGGCGCGATCGCTGCGAGCTGCGCAGGTACCTGAGCTGCAGCCGTACACGTTGCCCTGGCCTTGCAGTATTTGCAGGCAGCATCTTTTGGGATCAGCGGCGCATCCATTTCATACGATCGCTGTATGAAGCCAAGGACTTCGTTATGAGCAAGCACAAGCGCCGGCTTGTCATATTTGCAGACGACCGATCGATCTTTGCAACGCGGCTGGATCACAGCGACGTAGATCTCATTGCAGCCGTAATTCTGAGCTACAAGCAGCGCATAGGCTCGTAGCTGGATATTCTGCGCGATGTCAGTGACCGGAATGAAGCCGAACTTGTAATCGAACAGGATCGCCTTCTTGCCTTCGACGTAGAGCTTATCGAACTTACCACTGAAGACAGGCATGCCTGCTACCTGATACCATAGACGCTCTTCGGCCTTCGTGACGCCCTGAGAACCGAATGCATTCTCGACGACAGAGGCTTCTTCGGAGCGAGTGCGCTCGACAAGCTCCAACTGTTCATCCGTCAGCTCGACCTTCTCGCCGGCCAGGAAAGCGTGTAGCAAGCTTCCCTCTGCTGCGATCTCACTTGATACATCACGCAGACCCTGCTCCATTCGATAAGAGCCTGGGCAGAGCGCAATGCGCTCTAACCCAGACGCGGACGGTAGTCCTAAGCGATCATCACTGATCACGATCTACCTCCTCTCCATCGCCACCTTCCGGAAACAGGTCATTGAATTCCGCATCACTGACTTGTTCGACCTGGGCAGCGGCAAGATCTGCACGATTGATGTTCATCGCAGTACCGCTAAAGACAGGCGAGACGACAAGAGGCTCTGCTTCCACTTCGTTATCGCGCTGGACTGCTTCATGCAATTCAGGAGAAAGATCGAGATACTTCGAAAGACGCTTGAAGCAGGTCTTCTTGTGCATCTCATTCTCATCCGTGTTCCACGGTCCTTCCTTCTTGTACTGCTCGAAGGCTCTCCATGCTTGCGAGCGGTTACGGATTGCATAGCTCTCATGGATCGGCATGATGTCGAGAGCATAAGAACCGTCCTTCATTCGGACCACGCAATAGACAGCGACTCGCTCACCGCGGTCCTTTTCGAGTGTACGCTTGAACTTGATCCAGGCGTCACTTCCCTGCATGTACTCGAACTGGTCGCGCTCGTACACTACATTCGCTTCGATCGCAGCGACTTTGCCTGAGCGATGAGCGAGCTTAGCGAAGCCGCGGTATCCGATCTGCAGCTGGCAAGTGACGGTGCCCTTCCTCTTGTCCTCGTACGGGATCAGATACGCTTCCTGCAGCGGACCGTTAGGCTCAAGACCGAGCTGCGCGCAATCCATCAAGGATGCAAGGATAGTCGTTTGAGTGCAGCGCTTCAGCTTCTCATTCTTATTGATCGCTGTAAGAGCTACGCGGACGAACTTCTCAGGCTCGATCGTGCGCTGCAGAGCCTTCCCGAATTCGGGAAGCATTCTGTCGAGCGTCTTATTGATCGACTCTGGCGCTTGCGGCTTAACTTGTTCTAGTGAATTCGATTCATTCATGGCAGTATTCTTCTGGCTGGTGATTGGTGATTAGCTGGCGAATCCGTATCGCTTGCGATCGAGGATGCTCTGAGCGCGCATCGTTGCAAGCTCCATATACTTCTTGCGCGACCATCCGAAGGCCTTCAGTTCATCGAATGTCGGGAAGTCTGTAGAATCCATTAGGCGCATGACTTCCTCTTCCAGCTCATCCTCCTGCTCAGTGTTATCAGGAAGGTTGGTGGCGTCGAATTCACGCTGGTTGTCGTAGCGGATCTGATGTTCTGAAAAATCAAGCATGGCGTGCAAGTGACAAGTTTGTGATAGTGTGTGATAGCTCGAGACGCGCTTGCGCTAGGCGGTTCTTCACGTGCTTAGCGTCCTGTAGGATTGCGTCGAGATTATCTAGGTTCTGTTGATGCATCATGCGATGAGCATCGACGAGCAAGGAAGAAGTAGCTACCTCCTCCGGTTGTGCTGTGATCTCAGCTCGACGTGTATCGACCTCGACCTCTTCGCCATCTTGATCAGCAGCCCAGACGTCGCCATCTTCGCCGATATGCGAGACGATCATCCAGCGATCCTTGTAGCGGATCTCGGTACCGAGTTTGAATTCGCTGCTCATGCGAGGGCCTCCTCAAGCTCAGAATGCATGTTCATGATCTTCTTGACTTGCATCGCGATCATGAAGGGCAATTCGACCTTCTGATCTTCAAGGACGATCAGTAGGTAGTTGACTGCGGCGTAGAGGTCTGGCGCGGCGGCAATCAGTACTGCATTCGCTTGCGACTCTTCATCGCATTGATCACCGCCCGTTTGAATTGCGCGGCCATTCGAATCGAAGATCACGCCTATGTCCGCACGGTTGGTCCAAGGACCTGGAGTAATTTTGCTCACTTGCTACCTCCTACTTCCAGATGCATCGGTTCGAGCATGACAGCGACCTTAGCATAGAATGGCTTGAGGTGCCCGTTCTTGATCGCTAGCTCCTGGAAGCGAAGCGCATCAAGCATGACAGCGTCGAAGGTTGGATATCGAAGCGCCTTCGCTGGATCGGAGCCGAAGAGATCGTTACCGTAGTGATAGATCGTGTATTCGCTATCAAGAGGCGCGTGAAGCAGCCACCGCAGGCTTAGCACCTGCAGTTCGTTAGGTTGCGTGTTTGGAACTTCCACGTTTGAAAGGCGAGTTGGAGGTTCTAGAATGCTGGTTTTCATGGTTGTCATTGGATCAGTGTTCACTGGTAGGCTCGTCAGGCAGTGACGAGCCTTTTGTTTTTACTACACTCTCTTTTTCTCAGGAGCAGGCTTAGTGCTTACAGTCTTGAAGCGCCTGCTGACCTGAGATTCAGCAAGTATCTGTTCTGCTCGCCACACACGGCGAAGCGTTGTGCGAAGCTCTCCGCTTGCACCGACCGGATAGAATGCTTCGGACCATATCGGATTGGATTCGATACGCTGACGCCAGATCGCTTCACTGTTGCCCTTGCGAGTGGCAAGCTGCGCGACTGTCAGCTCTTCTTCCGGATTCATGTTCACACGCTCAAGCGATGACAGGCACAAAGAGACGAGCGCTTGGATGTTCGGATCGATGCTCATGATCGCTTCTCTCCTTTCTTAGCAAGCTCGCGCTCAATGCGATTAGAGATAGCGTCCTTCTTCGCCTTCCACTTGCGAGCTTCCTTGATGTCACCGCGATTGAATGCTTCGCGCATGTTGCCGCTGTATAGCTGCTCTTCGGCGAGCTCGTCATCAAGCGAGTCATTCGTAGCGACATCTTGCGAGGGGATGACGACGAAGCCCGTAGGCATGACGAGATCGAAGAGACGGCGATCACCGCGTTCGAAAGCAGCTTGCGCTAGGCGGATGTACATCAGCGCCGTGTATGGCACCTCACCGTCGATGTAGCGACGAGCCTGGCGATCACTCTTGAAGATGAGGTCCGCTATCTCCTTCGTAGTGAAGAGACCTTCGGCTCCCCTCTCAGGAGGATTGACCATGGTGTACACGAGATCGGCAACCGTGTCCTCAAGAAGAGGCCGAATTGACGTCGATACGGTCTGATGATTAGGCTTGCTATTCATGGCAGTGAAGTCGTAGCTTTGTGTCAGGAAGGATCTGCTGAGAGATCTGTCGGCGTGAAGAATTCGGGGTAGATCTGTTCGAGGGGGCATCCTACCAGGACCGAGAGCTTTGCAGCTCGATCGAGTCTTGGGATCACGATGCGAGCAGCAATAGCGCGCATCGAATTAGGATGGACTTTGAGGAAGCGAGCGGCGAAATCCAGCGACCTACCCTGAGACTTCAGGAGCTGCCGGATATCTGGGGTTGAGGTTTGTTGGGTGTCAATCATACACACCCAACTGTGGATTTGCTTATCGCAGTTCCAGCAAACTGTGTATTATTACACAGTTGAGGCGAGAAAACACGGCAAAATGTTGATTTATAACGGGTTAGGGGTAGATGAATTCTCGCAAGATTTATCTAGGTGCCACAGTTTACGTTGTATTATTGCAGCGATGACATTCGGCACCAAGGTAAAACAGTATAGAAAAATGAGAGGATACTCTACTCAGCAGGCACTTGCTGCTGAGATGAAGGTCCATGTCAATACTGTCGGAGCCTGGGAGCGCGATGAGGCTATGCCCGAAGGATCGACTCTAGCTAAGTTGCTGGAAGTTCTTGATGCTACCTTCGAGCAGCTGACGGCCGGTGATACTCGCTTCACCTCATCAAGTAAGTCGGAGCCGGCTCGCAACGGCGAAGATCAGCCCCTGTCATTCGATCAATTCCTGGCAACAGTCAAATCGGTGAGATTCCGTAGTAATCTGTCTGCAGAAGAACGTGATCGTCTGGCCCACGAAATTCTTCGAGACCTTTACGATGAGCGATACGGGCGTCAATCTGAGCGATCGGATGACAAAGGCGGCGATTGATCGCCGTGAGTTGTACGATACGCTGCATTCCGATCACGATCTATGGTGCGAACGCCTGCACTATACACTGTTGCGCAAAGCTATCAAGGGTGGCTTCGATAGCATCATGGTCAAGACACTGTTTGAAACGATCATTCAGGTCAGACCGAAACGCCGAAAGAAATTAGAGCTGGAGGACATCAGTCACGAGATCTGTCACGACCTCTTCCATCCTGACTGCTTCGCTCATCGCGATACGCGCGGACCGATGGATTCGATCGAAGAACAGCAGGCCGAAATGTTCTCATCGATCATCTGCCTTCCGGACATCTCACAGTATGAGACAGAAGATCAGATTCTGATGACGAGCGGTCACTCGCTCTCGATCGTGCAGATGCGCTTACAGTTTTTCAAAAAGAACGGCTGGTAACTATCACTTCTACCCACATGAAGAACTTCACGTTGCTCCTATCCCTGTTCGCTCTACTTGCATCCTGCTCAGACGATGCAGTACCGAATGATCCTGGTCCGGCCTACACGGTCCACAAGCGCGATTATAATGAGGCTGTCGGCGGTCCACAGATCGTGGAGATCTGGCCTAATCAAGCAGAGAACAAAGCTCGCTTCGGTTGGGAGGATGAGGTTCTGGTGATCCAGACTAATCGGAAGACCTCTTTGGAATTCAACACACTGTATGCCGGCGACTCTGGTCAGTACTATCCCCTACCCGCAAGTATAGAGGTAGGCAAGCTCTACGTCTACACCAAGACGAACCACAGCGCGTATGGTCAAGAACATCCTCTGAGGCTTAACACGTGGATCTGGAATAACAGCGAGCCCGATACCGCGCGCTTGATCAATGACCTCGGCACTACGATCTCAGAGATGACCTACGACGGCAAGTAATTTTAATCCTTTGTACTTCAACAACTAACCTACCCCACTTCTATGGAAGAACCTAGCATCGCCCTCAATAGCACCGACCTTGCGCAGATCGAAGTAGCAGCCGGACCAGTATCCGAAGCTGCTGTTCAGATTCGTGCTCCGAAGAAAAAGAAGAAGCGCTCTGATGGAGACTGGCTTCGTGTCGAGTCACAGATCAAGCGTCGCGACGCGATCAAAGTCGCGCTCAAATCATTCATGCCGGTCGTCAACCAGGCGAAGGCAAGAAATGCGAATGAGTCAGATACTGCCAACATCGTGCACAAGTTTTTCCAGGATGTTCTGGGATGGGACTTCCTGGACCTTACCAGTGAATACAAGATCAAGAATACCTTCTGCGATCTCGCGATCAAGCACGAAGGCGAGATCCGCTTATTGATCGAAGTGAAGGCCATCGGTCTGAACTTGAAGGAAGAGCATCTTCGCCAGGCATCTGCCTATGCTGCGCATGAAGGCGTTCATTTCGTCATGCTCACAAACGGGCTGGTCTATCGTCTCTATCATGTCGGCTTCGGCGAACGCATCGATGTTGCGATGGTCTTCGAGGTCGATCTGGCGGCCGAAGTGACGCTTGAAGATTACACGGAGCTCTATCTTATCTCGAAGCATAGCCTTCCAAAGGGCCAGGTCGAAGAGTATTGGGCTCAGGAAGAAGCCTTGTGTCGTGAGAACATCCTTGAGGCTTTGGTCAGTGAGGACGTCATGATCACACTCGCGAAGTATTTCAAGAATCACTATGAGCTGAAGGTCGATGTAACGACTCTCCGTTCAAAGGTTGAATCACTACTTCCAGAGTGATGAGAGCTTTGCTTATCGCAGCCGTACTGACACTGTGCGGCTGCTCTCTTCACGCACAGACAGTGGTCAAGATCGTTGATGGCGATACGTTCAAAGCAGCTTGGAATGGCGATACAGTGACAGTCAGGCTTTGCGGAGTTGACACGCCGGAGCTTCATGCTAATCCGAAAGCGAAGAAGGATGCAGCTCGAAGCGGTCAAGATATCGAGACAATCACAGCGATGGGTGAGCTGGCCAAGGACTTCTTGGCTAAGCTTATCCCTCCTGGTACGGAGGTGCAGTTCGAGTTCGATGTTCGCGATCATGATCGGTATGGCCGGCTACTCGCGTACGTGTCGAAGCCTGGATATCCGAGCGTCAACGAAGTGCTCGTGACGTCAGGATATGCGACGACGATGACGATCGCACCGAATGTAAAATATGCAGATCTCTTTCGTCAGCGCGAGCGCGAAGCGAGAGAGAAGAAATTGGGACTTTGGAAGGATTAGATCTTAAGGATATATGAGTAATCTGCTACTTTCCCAAAAGAACGAAATATTTACTCGACTCAAAGATGCTGGATTGCCTCTCCACGAATTCAGGTGGGAGCGTAGACGCATGGACTTTGACGGCCGCAAGGATGAGCACGACGCGCTTGTACATCTACCGACCGGCTATTTTTTCCATTATAAGGGCACGCATTATTACGGTGTGGATTTCGCGCCTGGTCGGCACGAGTTCAAAACTCACATAAGTTTTGCGAGCCCTGAAATCATGCAAGGCTATGCGCGCGAGTGGATCGGCCATTTGAAGAGAGAGCTTGGTCAGCCTGATCTCTGGGCAACGCTGCAAGCACAGTCCGACTTTGGCTCCCCTGATGAAGCTGAGCTTCAAAAACCGTTTACCCCAGAGGAACAAGTTCAAGTCAGTATCCAGCTCAAAGAGATCAGAGAGTACTTATTGAACGTAGGGAGTGTCAACGAGACCCAGCTTCGGACCATTGACAAGAGGCTAGCATATCTCGAGAGTGCTTCGAAGCGTCAGACGAAATTTGACTGGCGCGGATCACTCCTAAGCTTCGTGCTTGAATTAGCACTTGGTGCCATCATCTCCTCCGAGAACGTTGCCAACTTTTTTGGAACTGTAAAAGTACTTTTTTCAGGTCTGTTGAAATTCAATAATACTTCCTGGCTTCGCTAATGAACCCTGAGCCCTCCGGCGTATATGCCCTGCTGATTCTGATCCTTCTCGCCTGGAATTACCGGCTAGGACAACGCTTGAGGCGTATCGAAAAGCCGATTGAAAGGCTTGCTGCGAACAGCGACGAGTTTATGACGATATTGAAGCAGCGTGTCAGATAACGATTCCCCTTTCAACAAGCGCGTTTATGAACGTTTTGCACAATTGGTGCAAGAGGGGCGTCGTATCGTCTACCAAAACGACGGAAAGGCAATCCGGAATCATGCTCAATACTTTGCTTGGCTCACCAAGTGCCATACAATCTTTCAACAAGTCTTCGGAGAAGAGCACCCCTTCTCTTTAGCCTGGAATGGCGCTGAGCATTCCGTAACTCTTTACAGCGCACAGCAGGCGCTTGCGTATGTTGAAGGCGCGTATGATGAGGCTAGATATGGATTCGTAGATGGCCTTACAGGAATGATCGTCGGAGAAGTGTTCGCCGACTTCCTTGAGCTAGCCGAATTTTATGCGAGTCAGCGACAGAAGGACTCTGCTGCGATGGTTGCAGGAGCGGTGCTAGAGCAGGGACTTAAGAGGCTGTGCGAGCAAAAGAAAATTAAAGTTGAATCTTCAAATGACTTGGCGGCGGTCAACCAAAAGCTATATCAAGCGAAAGTTTACTCCAAGTTAGTCTATCAGCAGATCCATGGTTACAACACGTTGCGTAATCATGCGGCACATGGTGAATTCGATGAGTATGATGACTCTCAGGTTAAGCTCATGGTCATGGGTGTTAGAGATATTCTTGCTGCAAACCAGTGAGCTCAACGCGCGTCTTCATTCGCGGTGGTGTAATCTATTTGCAAACCTATACTGGCAACGATCGCAATAGACGAGTCTCGACCAGGATCAAGACAACGATCAAGCAGGAGCAGATCGAAGGAGATCCTCAGTGGTGGAAGAAGCTTAAGGACGCGCCGAAGATCAGAGCCAAGATCAAGGAGCTTGATGAATCGCTCAATCCTGTTCTGACCGACTCGCTCCGGACCTCCGGCTTCCGCGGCTGGACCGATGAGGAAGCACCGGCACTCGACGAGCTGCTTGAAGAATGGAATGAGCATTCGAACGCGCGTCGCGCTGTATCGAAAGGTCAGATGAGCGATCAGACGCTTCGACGTCGAAAGCATAGTCTGGACCAGGTGCTCAAGTTCGATTCGTCAGCTACGATCGAAAGCATCAATACGGAGGCATGGATCAAGAGATTCAGGAAGTCGCTGCAGGATCGCGAGATGACCGCCTGGACCCAGATCAGTATCCTCTCCGATATCAAGGGCTTGTCCGCGTATGCTGCAAAGCGTAAGTACATTCCTGAGTCAGCCTTCGCCGATCTTAAGCTAGGCACTCCCGAATCCCAGGCAGATCACACTCCTCTTTCCCAGGAGAAGAAATTTTTCAAGGCGCTCTTCGCTGCCAACCGAGATCTGTTTCGCCAGGCGATGTTCCAACGTCTGACCGGCGTCCGCTTCCAGGATGCATCTGCTTTTACGATGAGTGCGATCGGTCAGGATGAAGGCAAGCTTGATCCATTGCCGAACCTCAAGGCAGGCCGAATGGAGAAATTTCCGATCACGAAGGCGATCGGTATTGTCCTCTTTGATCTCACCGACGAGTATGAGCCGTATGCCTTCCGGTACCGTGAAGAGAATTACGCTGCTGAGAATAAGTACATCGGCCAGCTCTGCAAAAAGCTCGAGATACCGAAGATCCAGACTCATCAGCTCAAGCGCAATTATATCCACGAGCTGGAGGAAGTCGAGATGAAGCAGCATATCTTCGAGCTGCTAAAGCATCACGCGGCCAAGAGCTTGACAGTCCGGTACACCGGCACGAACATCAATGCGATGCGCGTTGCCCTGGAGAAGGCTCAAGAACATTGGGTCGAATTCCTGACCAATCTCTACAAGCTTTGAAGGTAACTGTTACGGGCGTCGATTCTGGGCAACTAGGCAAGGAGTATTATCTGCTGAGCAAGGATGACGGTGAGCCGATCGGCGAGCTCGTCGAAGACACGTTCGACTCTGAGGCAACGCTGACCGTCACCCTCTCGAATGGCCGTGTTCGAACAATGCCAGGGACCGGAGATCTGGCCGATGACATGAAGGATCTTCTAGCTAAGCTCTTTCAGGAAGATATCGAGATCATGCTTAAATAGTGTCCCCGAGTTGTACCCGTACTGTCCCCGAGTAAAAGACTAGATTGTCCCCGAAGGAAGTATAGAAATGTCGAAATTGACCTGGATTCGCCAGGTGATGATCCCTGAAACTCCTACCTCAGGAGCCAAAAAGCCGCGAATCCATTACGGAATCGCGGCTTTTCTACGTTTGTACCCGAACTGTCCCCGAGTTTGTCCCCGAATCGCTCCTAAGTTTAAGTCCTACAAAACGAAGAGACCTCCATCACTGGAGGTCTCTTTTTCGATTCGCATTGCGCGCTATCTCTTTCACTTTATCGATGATCCAAAGCGGCGCATCCTTGCCGTAGTCTGCGATGAGCTGATCTCGTAAGTCTTCGATGGTGGTGTAGTAGTAATGCCGGCCATCGACATGGCAGACATTCTTCGGTGCCTCACTCATCGAGGATCACTCCTTCATGCACCTTCCGATCGAACATCTCTAGTTCGACCGCCTGCAGGAGCTGAGCGTTCTGCTCATAGATATCATTCAGGTTATGCCAGTCACCATCGATCGCATACTTGCCGTCCTTATCGTCTGGCTTGCGAAGGAGATCGAGCGCTTCATTGGTCAGGCGAAAGCGATGGATCATCGTCGCCAGGAGAAGATCGAGATTTGAGATTGCTTCCATACTAAAGCAACCGTTGGGCACCTATCGAAAGATTTCCCCACCATTCAACACGGGCACCTGCTTTCTTAGGGCTTAGGCATCATTCAGTCTTCTCCAGCGCTGATCACCTGAATCGTAGTAGAGCACGATGCTCTTGTTGTTCAGCAGCGAGAAGTCGGATCCGTTGAAATCGAATTGATTCGGAGCGAGTGAATTCGCGTCTGAATTCTTGAGAGTTACCGTAGTACCTGTCCGATTGATCAGCATGACCATCCGACCGTTCAGGCCGCCTGCAATGCCAGTGATCGACCAGGCTAATACCGGTCCGGTGAGTCGAAGAACGTCCCCTCCCCAAAGATAGAGATCCAGGTTGTCGAAGCGAGTATTACCAATAGCGCCTCCGGTGAAGGAAGCGCTTTCTTGATTGATGGTCGGAAATCCGTACATTTGGCTTGATGCTTTGCGATTACATTACCGAGAACCAGGCAGTGCCGTTGGATATTAACCGAATGAATGACCACTGCGAAGCAAGCGGCCAGGTGAGATTCCCATCGATCGTCTCAGACCCGTTCGGATCGATCGTCACGTTGTTCGCTCCGGCATTGATGCGTTTGATGCAATACTCACGTCCTGGGCATGTGCTCGCTGCAGGAAGCGAGACCGTGAATGCTCCGGCCGTTGAATTCGCGAGAACCACGTAATCGGTATCGCCTAGCGTTGTCGCGCTCGTGATCGTGCGTATCGGTCCGCGGTGATCGCCCTGGAAGTAGAGACCTCCTTTGGGCGTGATCGCGAACTTGAGGACCGCGCCGTTGTCGTAGATCTCGACCGGATTCGCGGTCTGTCCAGAGGCCATGATTAGTGACCACCCGACAACGTTCGAGCTGAGAGTTGAAAGGATCGTCTGCTTCGTAACGAAACGTCCGAAGCCATCGCCTCCGCTCACTTCCGTACCTGCTGAATTGTTCAATCGGAATGGCCGATGCGTACCATTTGAACCTCCAGCTGCAGTGATACCGAACGTGTGAGCGGTATTGCTTAGCGTGATCGTCTGAGATGCCGAAGGTGCGAGCTTCACGTAGCCCGAAAGATCGATCGCAGCAAGCGCCGCGTCAACATAGTCCTTCGTGGTATGCGTTGAAGGATCATCTCCGGATAGAGTCGAAGCGCCTTCGATCTTTCCATTCTTGAAGATATCGAGCTTCGTTACTCCGCCATCTTCGACCTGTAGCATTGATGCTGTCTGCGAAGCGTGAGCATCGAGCACGATCGCGGGCACGTCTGCAGCCTGAGGCTTGATCCTGTTGCGGACCGGCTTCTTAGGATAGAGCGCAACCGCGTCTTCGCCACTCGAAGGAATTCCAGTAGTCCCTGCATTTCCGGTGCTATTGACTGATGCCTTCTGCTGCTCGCCATCGACGAACTTGTGAGGAAGATCTGTGTAAACCGTTGCTGGTATCTCTTCCCATCGAGCCTTCACGCCATTGCGCAAAGGATCAAGATTGAGGTAAGTTGCTCGCCAGTCGCGTACGACGCCGCGATACCGGAATGTAGACTCAAGACCGAGCTGCACACCGACAAGAGATCCCGTATCATCCAGGCAACCGTGATACTCACGCGATACGACGAGCCTCTTCCCTAGCGTCTCCTGGGCTGCGAGCTGAGTCTGGGCAAAGAGCGTGTTCGCGCGATTAGGATCAGCAATACCTCCGGCTGCGAGCTCACCCGTATCGCAATAGGACAACGCATAGAAGCCGTTGAAGTCATCGATCGCAAGGTTATCAGACTCAGTCCAGGATGGATAGTGATCGAGATCTGAATCGAGCACGAAGGCAAGCGCGCCGGCGATCCATCCATCTTGTGTTAAGGCTCCCGTTCGATAGTCGCTGAAGTCGATCACGTCAGGCTGACCAAGCGGACCTTTGCCGCGCTGCCAGATCATGTCGGCGCTTGTGATCGATGTAGCACCGAAGCTACCGCCGAACTGCTTGGCCGAGAACGGTATTTCGAGCTTTACGCCATCGCCCTGGTCAGACGGTACACAGAGCTTTGTCGAAAAGCCTAGGTTCGTACCTTCCACCAGGTTCTTCGAGATCTTCGTCGGCTCCTGCTTCGAACCACGCTTGAGTCTCCAGTTGGTCGGCATGGCAACGCCGGACGCGCGACGACTCTTGAGCGTGAGCGCCATCTGCTTGGTCGTCTGATCGACCGTCACTTGAGCATGAGCACCGAGGAAGTTACAAAGCAGCTTGAGCGCGTTGCTCAGTGTCATGTCCGGCTTCCATGTTGCCGGAGTGCTGATCGTACTCTCATCTTTCGGATGCTTGCCGAAGATGATGTTCCAGTTGATCATAATGTCGCCTGGATCAGCGACGACCTCAGGCGTCCAGCCCGTTGACGTACTGAACTTCGTGATGTAGAACGTCAGCGCGGACTCGATTACCGTTGCCTCATCGCATTGCAAGCCTGCTGCTTGCGCCATACGCACGACGATCCGGCTCAGCTTGACCGCCTTGAAGAATGCGGTACCTCCCAGGTAGTATGAACCTAGATCATAGTTGTAATTAAGCGACTTGATATTGTCATGATGGTCAGTCAGCAGGTTGTAGACTGTATCCAGGTTCGCCGCATTACCGTCGATGTTCAGGTTCTGGAGTCCGATGAACCACGCTTTCGCTGCTCCTGTGAAGTCGCTTGAATCCCAGGGGATATCTTTGATCAGCTTCTTCTTGAGCCGTTCGCTTCCAGCCGTGAAGGATAGCTTGAGATCGTGCAGCTGGTCCTCATCTGCAGTGTGAGGCATGTGGACCATCGTCTGCAGGAAGTTGACGGTCTCTCCTACAGCATCGCCGGTGAAGTAAGTCTCGACAGATCCATCGGGCTTGATGATGCTAAGCCACAGCACGAATGACTTGACATCGCCGGCCGTGATCGTATCCTTGAACGCCTGCTGCAGTAATGACTCGCCCGCAGGACAGACGACATCCGTATGCACTCCATCGGAAGTATAGCCATACTTCTTACGATCGGCAAGAGCGATCTGCACAGCGTTCGCTGTCATGATACCCTCCGAATCGCTATACTCCATCTCCACGCCGCCTACATCAAGCAGGCAGCGCGTTGCACGATCGAGCGTAGCGGTCTCAGCGGCCGGCATATCGAACTCGTAGTCTGTCGATTCATCGACGACACGATTCAGCCTGGCTTCGACGTAACATCCCTTCCCCTTTAGCCTGGGGAAGATGATCTGCTTGATGCTATCCATTGTGAGGTGAGAGTTTAGAACTGACGAGACTTGGTGACAGCCTCTTGATTTCGGAGGGAGATCAGATTCGCGTTCTGATCGAGCACGATAGGAGGAGCAGGATTTGAGGAGTTGCGCTCGATGCGCTCAAGCACGCGCAGGACCTGTGCATCATTGCCAAGCGGTCCACCGTGAATGTCGCGGACCATCTGTGGCAGTCGCTCCAGCGGAATGAAGGCTTCGCCCTTGCTTGAAGGATCTTCGCCGAACACGCCGTTGAATTGTCCCTGGTCCCCGAACTGGAAGCCAGTTGCACCTTGCGTGATACCGCCGTGCTTGAACTTGAATAGCGGCTTGATGACCTTGCTATAGAGTCCCATACCTGCACCGACTGCAGCGCCGGCAACACCGAACGAGAGCGGGAAAGGAATGGTGGTAAATACCCAGCGGACAGCGTTCGCGATCGCAGAGCCGATCGATGCAAGCGCGCTCACTGCAAGTCCGCCAACTTCCGCAATGACGCCACCTTTTCTTGCTGCTTGACCCGCTGTAGCAGCGGATGTCTTGGATATCTCCGTAGTTGTAAAGATGGAGAGCTCAGCGATCTTATGTACAAGCAACTGCTGCAGCTCACCAGCTAACATGTCGAAGATCATCTTCTTTCGACCTTCGCCATCTAGAGCCAAATACTGCCTTCCTTTTTCGAAGTAGTTTTGAACCGTGGACTCTCGCTCCTTGACAGAGGCTGCCTGGATCTCTTTGATCTTCTTCTCATGCTCAGCTTCAATGATCTCTAAAGCTTCCGCATTGCCTTGAGCCTTCTCAAGTTCTTCAGCATGACGCTCATTTTCTAGCGCCATCCGTTTCTCGTATCCCTCCTCCATTAGTTGGAGGCGACGATTCTCGAGACTCTTCTCTTCTGTCAAGCGTCGCTCCTGACGAGCATTAGCAAGCTCGTCAGCCCGATCGTCCGGACTACCAGCGGGAGATGATCCATCGGATGAAGAAGACGAAGCTTTCCCCTCCATCAATGCTCGAAGGCCAGGGTATTTGCTCAGCGGAATGATAGCCTCATCGCCTGCTTCCCCGCGTTCGCCAGCGTATTCTCCGTCCCTTCCGTATCGGAATTTCTGAGGGCGAGTTACCACGCCACCATCGGCGAACTTGCGGGTTGTGGCTCCGTTTCCAGAGCTGGATGCAGTGACTTGGACCTTCTTATCGCTATCGGTTATACCGAGGAAATCCGTGACAGCGCCAACCGTATCCTTGATCGCTCCGAGAGTGTCGCCAAGCCATCCGACGACTTTTTTCGCGGCATCTCCGATACCCAGGAATTTCGCGATGAACATTCCAACGGCCTTGACGCCTTCAAACAGCCACTTTTGAAGATCGATGTAAGCATTGACGACCCCGAGCACAGCTTGCTTTCCAGTGCTGAAGCCGTCCGTCACTTTACCGATGATCGCATTCCAAACACCGCTGAGGTAGTCGCCAACAGGCTTCATTGCCGCTTTAAGCGAGTCCCACGCCTTGGATACGAGATTGATCACGGGCGCTAGGATCGTCTTCATCTGATCCGCGAATGTCGCCCACCGATCACTAAGACCCTTGCCGTATTCGATGAGTCCTTTGACAGCACCGATCAGCAACTTAAGCGGAGCCATCAGGATATCGATAGCAGGCGGAAGAACCGCACCTAGGATCTCCCCAAGAACTGACAGGACAGGTGCGAGATCCTGGGCGACTTGCATGGCTGATTCGAGCACCGGCTGTAACGCCTGGAAGAGCGAGATGCCGATGTTCTCCATCATCGACATGAACCGCTTCGTCGATTCTGCGAATGTAGCTTGCTTGATTGCCGACTGCTCGTAAGCAGTGCTCGTACCAGTGACATCTTTCGTCATCTGATTGAGCATCGGCACGTTCTGCATCATCGCGTTTGCGGCGGCGACGTTCTCAAGTCCGAAGAGCTTCTTCGCATAAGCAGCTCGCTCCACCGGATCCTTGACTTGCTCGAAGGCCGTTTTCAAGGTTTGCAGTCCCTGAGATAGTCCGACTTTCTCCGGATTAATATCCTGGAAGGTCAGGCCCATCTGATTAAGAGCTGCTTCGCCTTCCTTCGTACCGGCGCTCATCTTGAGAATGACGTTACGAAGTCCAGTACCGCCTTCTGCTCCCTTGATCTCATTCGCGGCAAGCACTTCAAGTGCAGCTGCAGTCTGCTCGACCGAGATCTTTGACTGCGAGGCAACGGTACCGACGACCTTCATGCCATCTGCAAGGTCCCCTACTTCAGCGTTACCCTTCTGTGCTGCAGCACCAAGGATGTTGATGATCCTGCTTGATTGCGCTGCTTGTTCTGCTGCAGACAGCGTGTTATAGCCGAACTGGCCCATCGTTGTCGTGAGCGCACGCGCTGCGGTATTGGCATCTTCTCCTGAGGCCTTCGCAAGCGTCAGCGTATTGCGCGTAAGGAGATCGATAGCAGACGCGTCTTTAGCGATGTCTGGACCAAGAGCGGAGATGAGAAGCTTCGTCGAGCCCACAACTTCTGTAGCGCTAAGACCGAACTCCGTACCTGCCTTCTTTGCGTTGTCACCGATTTTGGCAACCGCCGCAGCTGACAAGCCAGTGATGGCCTGCAGGTCTGCCATCGTCGTCTGGAATTCAGTACCTACATCGATCGCCTTCTTGATCGCGAATACTGTAGCGCCGATACCTGCGCCTGCGGCAATGCCTGCAGGACCGATAGCACCAAGCTGACTGACGACACCGCCTAAAGGACCGGCGCTCGCAGCAAGATTTCCCGTGAGATCCTGCGCGACGTTAGTTGCAAGTCCTCCCAGGTTCTGACGCCCAGTGCCAAGTAAGCCTACTCTTCCACCTGCTCCACCCTTCGCGACCTCAGGCTTGTCAAGAGCGACTTGCTTCATCAAGCGCAGTTCATCGTCGATCGCCTTCTTCTTGATCTGCAGTTCCTTTCTGGTCTCCTGGTCAACATCCTCCGTCATTGCGTGAAGAATGACCGCCTTCTGATCCTGCAGACGTTTGATATCTGCGATGATCTCCTGACTAGCATCTTGCGAATATCTCGCACGAAGCTCATTCATCTTCTTCTCCGCACGCGAGATAGCGTCTATAGCAGTGAGCTGATCGGAGGTGTCCGGCTTAGGAAGTGGGATCGGCTTAGGCATCGGAAATTCTACCGGATTCTGCTTAAGCGCCTCACCTAGTTGGACACGCAAGAAATCGACAACTCCAGTCACATCCCTTCGGAATTTGGAGTCGTCGAGTAAGAACTCAATACCTACCTTTGCGGCATTCATTAGCGAGAGATGTGAAGGACCAGGAAGGTCCGAGGTGAGAGAAAGAAAAAGCCGCCCTTAGAGTGAGGACGGCTTAGGGCGATTCTTCTGATATTCGAATTCTGCTGCGAGCCTTGCATCTTTCAGGCAGAGGAAAAGGACTAGATCATCGAAGGGTAGATCAGCAGCTGCTTTGAATTCTGTTACAGAGATGTTGAGCGATCCATCCGGTCCGTAATTCGTCGCCGCCTGAAGTAACGGCAACCACTGCTTGAACCCTTGCTTTATGCGGTCAGCTGTTCTTGGGCCGTCTGAGCTACTCGCTTCTTTCTTGAAGCTTTTGGAGATTTGGATTGCGCGTTCGAACTGTCTTGAACGCTCTCGTAGAAAAAACTTACGGTCTCCTTCAATAGCTTGAATTCATCCGTGGTGAGTGTGCCATTCTCCAGGAGATGCGAGACGGGCGTTGTATGCCCAACTGGCATATAGAGCGCGTCGAGCATGTAAGACAAAAAGTATGGATGATGCTGATTCGCTTCGATCCAGTTGTTCAGCTTCTCCGAGCTGAATGTCTTTGCATTCGGGAAGGCACGACGAAAGAGGTTCGGCAGCGACTCCTCCAGCCGCATCTGCAAATACGCATTGACGACTGTAAACACTGACCATTCCTTGCCGTGGAGCTTGATAGGTTTTTGCATAGAGAACGAGAGCTATTGAGTGGTAAGAAAGCGGCGCACTCACCATGCGCCGCGTTAATTCGTTAAGTCGAGATTAAGGAGTCTCGAAAGCGAAGGCGATCGTCTTCGCGGTAGTATCGATCGTGATCGAATCAGGAGTCGTCTCATCGGTATTCATCGGGATCTTGCCTTCGAATACGAGCTCGATGTATCGCTCCTTATCGCCGATCTTGACTTCCTCAGGACGCATCGTGACCATGCCGGCCGCGAACTGGAATTCCTCGCCGAAGGTGGTCATGAAAGCGACCGCTTCATCCAGCGGAGCATGAGTCAAAGCAGCAAGCTGATTGAGCTTTGAGGTCTGCAGCATGCGGACCTTACCCATGACCGTAATGAAGTCGTTAGACTGCTGCTCCCAGGAGTCCTTCTCTCCTTCGAAAGAGATCTCGAGTGTGAGCTCCTTGATCTTACCGACCTTCACACCGTTCATCTTTACCCAGGTGAAGCCGGAAGGGCGACGCTTCGAAGCTGAGTAAGCGAGTGTATTGATCGTATCGGTTGCTGCACCGACGACAGTAACGCCAAGATTTTCCGTGAGGAAGTTGTCGTAGATGTACTGGACCTCAGGCTCAAGCAGTGCAGTAGACCACTCGACCTCCATCTTACGCTCTTTCTGCGTGATCGTCCACTTGAAAGACGAGATACCGACAGGACGCGTACCGTTCGGAGTGAGAGGATCAGTAGCAGTGGACTCGACGAACGGGATATACTCCGCGTTGCGCGTCTTGATCTGCATGTAGTGCGGGGCTTTCGCCAGGATCATCAGCGACTTGAAAGCCGAGAGATCTGACTGCAGCAATACCGCCTTCAGCGTCGCCAGATACATATTGACGCCGGACCTCTTGTTGAAGTCGGTCGTCGGATTGAACGGCTTGATCGTGAGTTCGGTAGACTCGCGATTGCCAAGGGTCGTCGCTGACGTCGCACTCGCGAAGAGATTGCCGTAGATAGCGAGCTGGATCTTTGAGTTTTTCGGGATGCGCCGGTCTAACGGTTTATCCCCTTGAAATGCTGTAGCAGCCATGAGCTAGGGAGAGCTTGAGGACCAGGGCGGTCCGATGTAAGGGCAAGCCGCAGGAGCGGCCGGAGGGAGATCGAGAGTTGACTTAGAAGTTAACCTATAGTTTACTTCGAGTCACCGGCAAGGATACCGATAAGGATGACAGCGCCAGTCAGAATTGCTTCTGCTACACCGTCAGAGATAGGAGCGCCAAGAGCACGAGCGATCGTGATCAAGGAAGTCAGGACAGCGACAAGCGTCGTCTTAGACTTAAGCTTTGCAAGAAGAGCTTTCATGTGATTAGGTGATTATTGTTTACGAGACTTGAGCATGTCGATCACGAGATCGAGCTTGTCATCCATCGAGCGTAATCGCTCATCGAACGGCTGAACTCGTTGATCGACGATCTTTTCGACCTTCTCTTCTGTCGGTCGAGCTGACACCCAGGAGATGATCGTAAGAAGGACCGTGACGAAGACTGCTGCAGCTGCTATCCCCTTCCATGTCTGAGACAGCCAAGAGGTAAAGCCTACACTTACAGCAAGCTCGTTTTGACGTACCCGCGTATCCATAGGCGATTAGGCAGCATTTTACCAGGTGAGAAATCTTTGAAGAGACGCTGCTTAGCATAGCAGCCTTCTCCGTCGCGCTGATCGCAATTTAAGGATCCGGATGTATTGAACTCGATCGTTTCGATGCCCTTCGGTACACCGTTCGATGTAGTGATGATCTTCGTTACAAGACCAGCATGACCTTGCCAGGACATGCCCTTACGGAAGATGACGATATCACCTACAGAAGGGATGTCGCCAGTACAGTGCAGCGCGAGCGCAGATTCGAAAAAGGTCTGAGTCGATGCGCTTGCAGCGATCGGGAATTTCTTGTCTTCCAGTTTGCAGACACGGAAGAAGATCGCGAGCAGTGCTGCGATGCAATACGGCTGCTTAGGTTGCCATCCTGCAGGGTTGCCTTTCGGCATGAGCTCACGAAGCCAGGCAGCGTTATTGACGCCCTCTTCTACCTTTCCGACATAGGTACGAGCTTCGATGATGGCGTGATCGCTAGTCTTCATTTTCCTGGTCGTAATTGGTGATCGTGATCGTTACATCGACGCGTGTCACATACCAGGGATGAGGAGGAAGCTGGATGAAATCAGCGATTTTGCGGAATGCCGAAGTGTGATCCACATCGACGGTCATTCCGTCTTTCCACTGGAAGTTCTCAGGGACCAGGCCGACATTGTTGATCGTGACCTCTCCATTCTCCGGCACACGGAGCTTCTTGAGATAGTGACGTACGAAGCGTTCGCGCTGCGCCTGGATATCGGTGCCGTCGAAGCTGTAGAAGTAGAAGAAGAGCGAGAGATCGATATCCTCTTCGGCAAGGTCAAACTGGATGTTATCGACCTGAGCCTTGTGGTTCGCATGCCAGATACGTAGCTGTGGCACCTCGTCGTACCGCGGTTCTGAGTCAGGATAAGCCCAACCGCGCTCGACGCCGACGAAAAGAGGCTTGCCCTTCGTGTCGGTCATTTCCTTCGAATACGTGATCAGCTCATCGACTGCAGCGTTGACTGCGATATCCTGAGCATCTTCTTCTTTGAAAACGTATTCGCTTAAATCGGGCATTAGCTGATCTTGATCTTCGAGATCTCCTTCGCCAGGATCTTCTCGTTGGTCTCGTTGGTATCCGGACCGACATCAAGGAAGCGCCGCTCAGGCTGCTTGCCGATGCCGAAATTGTGGACGTATGCTTTAAGGATATCCTCAGCTCGCACGGTGATCACGTTACCCTGCAGGTTCAAGCCTTGAAGGGTCTGACCGGTAAGATTGAGATCCACCGGCTTGAGCGGCCGGCCGTACGCGCGACGTGTGGAAAGGTATCCTCGAGAATACTCATCGTACTTCTCCCCTTCTGGGCTTCGACCGCGTGCTGTCTTCTTGCGAATGTCGGCGATCGTATTTGGTGCGATGAGCTGCGGTGCTCGCTGGTTAAGCTCTAGCAATCGATCTCTCAATGCGTAGAGCTGAGTGAGATCGGTTGTAGTCTTGACCATTGATGCTGATGCGTTTGCATCTGTGAAGACCGTTCGCGCACTCCTGGCTACCACTATTGCCAGGAGGCCGAACAGTCAGGTGAGAGAAGGACCGGGGACTAGACCGGCCCTGTAGTAGGATCGCTGGGGATCCTGTTCGTAGCGTAGGCTACGACCCTGCGCAGGGATTTGGGGAGGGAGTTAGTTACTTATCTTCGCGTGATCGCCAGTAAGCGATCGCATCTTTGATCTCTTGTTTCTTTGCAGCTTTCTCCTGAGGCGTAAGATTGCGCATAACAGGCACGCGCTCAGTGACCTCTTCTTCAATCTCCTGGGCACCGATGAAGTTACCAGTCTTGATGCGCTTTACTTCGCTCGTAAACTGGCCACTACGGACCTGCATAGAATCAACATCCTCTTCTGCCAGGATCACGATCTTACACTTCTTTGCAGGATCGGTCTCTTTGATCATCGACTTTCCGCGGCTGCCATTCATGCCGCACGAAGGGCACTCGTAGTGCGAAAGGTCTGAAAGCGGGAAATGTCTGTCATCGTTGAAATGACGCTGCATGTTGGCTTCGGTAGGCTCGAAGTCTTGTGAGTAGCCACAGAGAGAGCAGCAGTAGGTCGGAATTGCGATCTCAGTCTTAGGCATTAGAATGCATCGTTAGTATAGGTCATCGCACCGATGCGATACGCTGCAGCTGAAGCGACTCCCTTGCAGGTTATCGCGAGCTCCATTCCTTCCGCGTTCGTTGGCAGGTTGGTCGTATGCGTAGCTCGAAGTGTGCGATCGCTGTAAAATTTGATATCGGTCGTGCTCGTCTTCTTTGCGAAGTAGATCGTATCGCTCGCGTAATCAGTCGGCGTGAAGCTCGTCTGGGTTTGTGTTGTACCGTTTGCGTTGGTAGCGTAGATCGTAGGGCTGCCGGCTGGCGACGTTCGGTCTGTCTTGAAGCCGAAATGTTGACCAGTGAAAGTGATGCTCGCCGCCGAAACGGTTAGCGTACCGACTCCCCAGAAGGCCTGATGATCTCCCATGGCGCCATCCCAAACGGTTGCAATGCAAATCGACGGACTTCCGCTTACGATATTGAGACCGCCAAACGATGGCATCCACAGCGCCTTTGCGTAATCGCTCGTCGTGCTGGCTAGACTCTGGCTCAAGCCACCGCCGCCCGAATTGATCGCATTGCTTCCGCTGCCACCCGTTGTTCTTGCAAATCGATTCAGGACATCGCAGTTGTTCGCCAGGATGATCTGGGGGGTCGAGCTACCGCCACCGCTTGCATTGATCGTTACGTCTCCGGTGCCTGCATCAGGTCCGGTCGATGAGAAGGTGACGTTCGTACCTGCTACAAGCTTAGCGACAACAGCAGACCCTGACGTTGTTACGTCAAGGTCCGAACGCTTAACTTCTCCGGAGCCGATCTGAGCGCTCCGTACCTGAGTCTGGGCCATTTACCGCGTCTTACTTGAGGTAGGATACTCTGAGCTTATCGCCGGTCAATGGCGCGGTCAGGTAAGTGATCGTCGCACCTGAGATGGTGTAGTCATTACCTGCACCTGACTCCTGCTGGATACCATTCAGATAGACTTCTTCGGTACCAGCGACTGGAGTGTTGGCCAGTGTGTAGGTCGTATTCGCTCCATTGACGAGACCGCTAGGAGTCTCGCGCGTAACGAATGAGGACTGCTTGACCACAGTTGTCGCAAGCGTTACGACACCTGCTCCGGTGATCGAAGAGACGTCACCTGAGAGCGTCGTGAAGAGCGCTGCACCGGTCGTGGTGGTACCGATCATGACCTGACCAGGCGTACCATCCGAGATCTTGACGCCGCTCCCTCCTACGTTCAACGATGAGCCGTTAAGCGTCAGAGCGATATTATCCGTGTTGACCACGATACCGCCGTTCGCAGAAACTACATCGATCGTTGAACCGGTCTTCAAGAGACCGGCGCCGCCCAGGATCGTACCTGCACCGGTAAACTGAGTGAATGCGAGCGAGGTCGTGCCAAGCACGATCGCGTCATTGGTCGTCAGTACCCAGCCGGTATCGCCGTTGGCAGTACCTTCCGTAACGAAGCAGAACATGCCGGCCGTGACCTCTGCGCTTGTGTCTGCATCCGTTGCTCGAGCCCAGGCTCCTGCAGCTGCTACGTAAATACCGTTAGCCGAAGCGGTTGTTTGATCCTTGACCAGGATACGATCGCCGGCAACAGGTGTGACGCCATCAATGGCAGTCAGGCCAGTAAGGCCTAGGTTAGCGGTCGAAGCAATTCGGACCGAAGCTTTGATATCGATGCCCTGGGCAATACCGTCGACGTAGCCCTTGGTAGCTGCATCGTTAGCAGAGACTGGAGTCGCTACGTTGGACACCAGCTGACTGTTCATGTCGAACGCGCTGCTGACGTTAATTTGTCCGTTACGGAGTTTCGTAGAAGCCATTGCTATACGATGGAGTAGGTGACGAGAAGAGTATCGCCCGAATGCGGAATCGCATCAGGCGTGAAAATAATTGACTGGCCGCTGATCGTGTAATCGTTGTCAGCGCCTTCAAGGTAGATCAGGCCGTTGACGCTAAGCAGCACCTTGGATGCTGCCGATGGAGCTTGCGTGAGCGTGAAGGTATCGTTGACTCCATCGATCTCCCCTGTAGGGATCTCATTCCAGATGAAGCCTGCACTACCTGGAAGACCGGGAGCACCCTGGCGAATGACAGTGACGACAGAGACGCGTCGTGGCCGAACCCTGACTCCGATGCGCTTCGCCTTGATGTTGACGGATACGCGCATTAGCTGTGAGGATTAGTAATGGATCCTGCAAAGTTGATCGTGCCTTCGATAAGCGGTATCCAATCGCCTGCAGGAGGCTTTACCCAGAAGTCGTAGTAGACTGAGGCAACTTTGGGATTCGCAGTAAGCAGCGTCTTGAGCGCTGCATCATCGAAGTAGTAATGGAATTCACCTGCAGGGCCATTGTAGACCGTGCCGTTGACTGCTTGAAATACTGCAGTGTCCTCTTTCTTCTTCTTCCAATCGCTCCGGACCGACCATCCGGTTACATCGACGACGACGCCATCTTCGGCGTAGTCAATAATGAGGTCAACCGCCGCGCCGATCTGCACGGTGAAATCTACCTCGTCGGCTGTGAAGTCGATGTTCTGCGGCATGAAGGCGAAAGAAGGGCAAACTTATTAAAGAGCCTCAGGGCTTAAGAGCGCTGCCAGCGATTACCGCGAGCGCGGACTGTCTCATTGTTCGAGCTGAGAGAGTCGTTATTGAAATCCAAACGGAGTTGAGTGACCGCCTTCTTGAGACGAGCCTTGTACTCACCTTCCCAATACTTAAGCTCAGGACTGATCTCCTTCTCGCCGCTGTGGCGCATCTGTTCGACGGTATCACCGCGTCTGATCGCACAAACAGCGTGTAGCGCCACACATGGAAGCGCAAGGCACTCAGGATTCAGGAGCTTATCCTTGATCGTCTTGAGCGAGTCATAACCGAATTCCTCGAGGTAGCCACTATAGGTGTACATCCCTGAGGTATTGACAAAGAGCTGAGGAAGATCTGCATCCAGGTCGAGAGCTATCAACTTCTTGACGGTGCGGTAGATCTTCTCAAAGCTTGCCTCAGCCTTCGCACCTGGGCGCTGATTGACGAGCGCAGAGATGTCAGTGATCTCGTCACTGACATCCGTATCTGTGTACAACGTCGTAGCGTCCCAGGTGATGGCTGCCATGGTGAAGGGGGAAGATTAGTCGCGTGTGATCGTGATGAACACCGTGCCGCCTGGATCGACGATACCGGTACCGACAGCGACTGACTTGAAGCTCACGATATCGCCTTCGACGACATTGAGGTTGGAAGCAGTGCCGGAAAGCGTAAGAGCCTTCTCATCGAATGCCGTAGCGTTGACGCCTGAATCGAACTGCAATGCTGCAGCTTCGACGACGCCGGCGCCTGCCTGGCCCTTATTGATCACAGAGACACGGCGAGTGTTCGTGTTAGCGCCAGTGATGAGCGTATCAGGGACGTACGAGACGCCTGAGATGACGCCCGTATAAGGAGCGCGGAAAACAGTGACCTCATCGGTTGCTGCGATCGTAACTGCAGGAGCTACGCGCGAGAGAATGTCCTGCTTAGGTGACTGACCTGTTGCTGTACCCATTGTAAAAGTCTGTTAGTGTGAGTGCGTAAATACGCGGCTGGATTAGATTGTCTGATCGTTCACTGGTAAGAAGCAAGAGCGCCCACGTCATCCGTGAGCGCTCAAGCAATCACTTAAGGAGCGAGGATCAGCGAGAACGGATAGCGAGAAGCCTCTACCTCGTTGTCGCGACGGATCGTGTTAGCGATCTGATAAGCTACGCGCATCGTAACCTTCAACGCCATCATATCCTGCTGAGCCAGGTTGTAAACGATCGCGCCTGTACCGTCCTGAATCACAGCCTGGTCAAGGATTTCGAAAGTGAGATCCTGACGAACACCCATAACTGCCTGGGTCTTGTCGCCAGTGATGAACTCACAGTTACCTGTGCCTGGGGTCCAGAGACCACGCATCGGATAAGTGATACCGACACCATAGGCCTGATTTGAGCTGACCTCAGAGAGCTTGTTACCATTCGCATCGCGAGCATCACGGAGCAAGCCCTTGTAGTTCGTACGTGCGATGATGAAATCCGCATCAAAACCGTCGAGCTCAAGCAGCGTGAACGCATCAGAGATATCTGCTGGGACACCACCCTGAGCTGCGGTATTAGCACCGCGGGTAACGGTTGCTGAAGCCGCGGTCGCACCTGCTACGATTGCATTAGGCCAAGAGCTAGGCTTGTTGGTGCCGAAGAATACAGCTGCATCGATCGTACGGCCAAGAGCTTCGATCAGAGCAGGCTTTACGCTATTCCATACGTCGATAGACATATCAGCAGCAACGTCCTTCGAGATAGGCACGATGACCGCAAGCGGCTCAGCATTCAGATACTTCTTATCCCAGGCCATCTTCGTGGTCTGAGCAAGGCCAGTGTCGCCATTGACAAAATAAGCAGTAGGCAGCGAGCTGAGGACCGGCATGGTCGTCTGACTCGTACCCATAGGGATGTTGGTGAAGATAGAGAGAGCTTCTGACTTGCCGACAACTTCGGTGAGCAGTGCCAGGCTTACCTCTTCGGGAATGAGCGCGCTACCATTGCTGCGCGAGATTTGGTCGTTATATGAGGACATAGAGCGAGTGAGTTGTGGCTCCGATCGGACGACCGTTGCCGGAAGGATGAGCCCTGACCTGTGAAGTCAGGGCTATGGATTAGGGCAAATTCTTAGTGGACAAGGGCTGTCCACTTGGCAGGTTTGAAAGCGTAATTGCTTACCTGCCTAACTTCGAACGGATTAGGTCGTTGAAGTCAAAGCCTTGGGATGCAGGCAGACCACGTTGACGAGTGCCAGTGACACCGCCGCGGTTCTTACCATCAAGCAGGTGCGTGTTCTCAGTAGCGAACTGCTCGACTGCTTGCTTGACCGTGATAGGGTTATCGTTGTCATCCGTGACGATCTTGCCGTCCTGGTAGACACGAATTCCCTTCTTGGTATTCTTGACCTCATAGGCGTCCTTGAAGAGCGTTAGCGCTTGACGGCTCGCCTTATCGTTGACATAGCTGAGAACGGATAACTCCTTCTCGACTTCTGTCTTGGCGATATAGCCATCAATGACCTCCTGAGCGTTAGGCTGTTCGCCCTTGTCATCAGTGGCCTTCTTCGCAGCCGGCTTCTTGCCACTCACCTTTTCAGCGAAGGCGTCAAGCGCCTCATCTGAAAAATCGGATAAGTCAAAGCCGCGATCAGCGAACTTCTGCTTCAGGTCATTCTCATGACGAGTCACAGCGTTCTTCTTGATCGACGCGATCTGTTTGGTCTTGTCTTGGGATTTGCCGGCATTGTCAGCCCCAGCATTGGCGGATCCGGTATTGGCAGCTCCGGCAGCGGATTTGGACTTGTCTTGCGATTCGTCCTGAGAGTTTGTGATCTCGGGCATAGGATACGGTAGGTATTAGGATACTGTTTCAGTGGAAAGCGTTACTTGTTTGTCATCCGTCTGTGAAGGATCAGGAGGTGTTGACTTTAAAGGCAACTGTGGCGGTGTGATCTTCGGAGGTTCTGGCTCTTCGTCAAAGGCTTCGATCTCCGACTCGACAGACTTGAGGATCTTCTCATCGGCGTCTTCGAGCATGAGGCGATAGATCTTCTTCATAAGCTCCTTGGCTGCAGTCACACTTGAAGGCATGCCGCCTTTCTCGAGACTTGATACTGCAGTCGCTTCGGCGATGACTTCGGCCGGAGACTTGAGATCGAAGGTCGTAGGATACTCGATCACTACCTTGGCAGAATCGTACTTAGGCATAAAGCCATCGGCGATGAGCGCCGCGATCTGCTGCTCGATCGACTTCCAGAAGTCCGCGATCTCAGCCAGTACATCGATCTCAGGGACCATATCGAAGGCCTTACTGATACCGGACTGAGCTGATGCTGATACAGCGGTCTGAGATTCACGAAGGCGAGCGATGCGATAGATCTCTTTCGGGAAGTCCTCATTGACGATCTGGCGCAACGTACCGATCTCATTGCCAGGAGTCTCGAGATAGCGTGTGCTGCCCTTCTCTTCGTCTCCTTCCTTGATGATCGACGTGTTGCCAAGTCCGCCATTCTGGATACTCTTCGTCGTCTCTTCGCCGGCAATAAGCTTCAGGAAGAGTCCGGCCTTCGCTGCTTGGTGCAGCTGCGCAGTGTAGTCCAGGCAAGCAAGCGAGAGCTGACGGATCGAATACATCATCGACTTGCCGATCGACGGACTGCAGTCGTAGGAGGTATTCTCCTGCCAGGCAATACGAATGAACGGCACTTGAGAGAAGCCGTGCTTCTGCCAAGGCTGCTTGATCGCACCGCTCTTCGTGACTTCGCAGTATTCCATGCGATCGAATACACGGTAGGTCTTGTCAGTATGCTTGATCACGATCCAGTCCAGCTTGCCATCATCGCCGATCTGGAAGTTGATCACGTGATGAGGATAGACCTCGTACGGCTTTGGGACACCGGCCTTCTGTCGATCGGCTAAGGTCTCGACCTCTTCCTCATCCGGTACCGCTGTCATGGCCACACCGATGAAGAGCTCAGGAAGCAAGAGCGAATAGAGCGAGACGTCCTTCTTCCACCAGGTCTTATACTCGACCGAATCCAGATACTGATCGATCGCAGCGATGCCTGTCTTACGCGACGGCCACTCCTTACGAAAGACGCCCTCGAAATACTTGTTGGATATTTCCTGAGGGTAATTCTTGTAGTTTTTGATCGCGTGTTTCTGGCGCTCAGCATAGTCATCCGGATCCTCCAGCTTCGACAGCTTAGGGACCAAGTTAGCGAGAGCCTGACCGGCGTTGAATGCGGCGAGCGCCTCCTGTGTGTCGGAGCAGAGCGCAGCGTGATGCGGTCTGGGCTCGACCGCCTTCTTTAAGAGCTTTTGATCAATCATCTTTCTTTCTTGTACAGTCTCCAGAGCGGATAACCTAGGGCGTCACTCGCATGAGTGAGATCTCCGGACTTGCCGGATTCAGAATAAAGGGAGGCCATCTCGACATTCTCGTAGTCTCTGATGAGACCCTTGACACGCGGATGCACTTTGAGGCGAGCTACTTCATTCGCATTGCAGAGGAAGGCATTCGTAGTACGCACGCGATCGCTGATGAGCGGATTAGGCTTGATCACGAATTCAGCGTCGGGAAATGCTTTCTTGATCTGACGCCAGGTGTCCTTCGTTGCTTCGGTCTGACTCGCCTGCTTCTGTGTGCCGGCATAGTCGCCATCAAATACGATGTTGCCTTCACGGAAGGCGTTGCGCTCGTCTGGGAATTCGGCTCTGAGCTCGTTCAATCGCTCGTTAAGCAGAGGGCACATCTGCTCGACGAACTTATTGACGCCGTAGATCTGGTCTAGTACATGGACCTCACCATTGACCAGCTGCCAGATGATCCAGTAGTGATGGCCATAGTTGAAGTCACATGCTACATGAAGCGGAAGCAGCGGCCAGAACTTGAGTGAGGCATCGACGTTGCGAGCTCGTACGAACATCTCGTAAGCACGACCAGGAGCATTCTCCCAGGATGCGCAATACTCTTGTCGATACGTGCGAGGATCCATTTCCTCGCGCACTTCTGCGAGCTCGTGCTCAGGAAGGATATCTTCACTTAGCCAGGCGAACGATGCAAAGTTGGCATCCTTAGGATCGTCACTCAGACCGCGAGCAAAGAGATCCTTAAACTCTTCATTCGAAGGACCGCGAAAGTCAGGCACTCCGATATGCCAGCAGAAGCCTCCACGATCGGAGAGCAACGGGCGAAGATTCTCATGCCAGAAGTTCTTCTTGATATCAGCTCGCTCGTCGATGACCAGACCATCCCAGGGATGACCTTCCATTCGCTGAGCTTTGTTCAGGCCGCGCGCATGTAATTCGTTGCCGTTGATGAGATAGATGGTCATGCCATCCTCATCGATCTTAAGCACCATGTCTCGAGGGACCAGCGCCTTGAGATCTCCCCAGGCTACTTCACGCGCCTGGTCATCTGTCGGCAAGCAATACGCATAGCGAGCATTCCATGGCTTACGTGTACGGCATGCGATGCGTACGAGCTTACGCTTTGAGAGTTCGGTTTTTAATGAGCGCCGGCCTGCAGCAACAATGATAAAGCGCGCTGTGCAGAGCCAGAATAGGAGGCGTTCGCCGCTAAGAGGTTTGACCCCCTTCTCCATGATCGGAGTCCAGCGAACGGGAAGCTTCGATGAGGCCTGTTGCATTCTCGGTTACCTGATCCATCTCGTCAAGCACGTTCATGATCTGTCGTGCGCGTTCAAATACATCTTCCGTTCTTGGTGCAGGCTTACGCTGCCACCTGTTCGGATCGCGGTTGCATAGGAAGAAGATCATTGCAGTCGTATCGAGAGCTGCACAAGCCTGGAAGAGGAAGCCTTCGACGCTTGCGATCGTATCCCATTCAGCCGCGTCTACCTCACGAGCGAATTCAGGATCCTTGTTGTACCATTCGTAGAATGTCGAACGACCGACCGAAGCCGCACGGCAAGCCGGAGCGACTTTGACACCGTTAGCCAAAGAGCGCAAAATCTGCTGCTTCTTGAAGGCATTAATGTCCCCTTTTTGGGGGCTAAACTGTCCGATCTGTCCGGAATTCTCCACATGGATATCTGAGCTTAAGGTGTAGGTAGAAGGGGCAAACTAAGGCTAAGAAGTAGCCTGGGAAGGAGGCTAAGGGGAGCCTAAAAAGAGGGGCGCTTCGGCTTCGTATATTTGCAGCCTATAGTCATGGTGCCTTGTGAGGGCACCGCCGTCGACTGTAGAAGTAGAGCCCCGCCCTTCAGTAAGGCGGGGTTTTTATTTGGTCAAGGGCAATGACGACCAGGGCTGTAATAGTAGCAGTCGAGATCTTCGAACGGATCTACATTCGCATCGTAAGGAGGCTCTTGATCCATTCGGTTATGGATGCAGACTGCGACATCGTGACGAACGACACGAGGCAAGCAGTCGCATGTCGTGCTTTCTTCGTGTTCGAATCCGTCTTCTTCTGGAATTTCGTGTATCATAGTGGCCATCTATCGGACGGCGAATCAATGAAGATGAGGGCGACGATCAGGATGATCACGCTGACGAGAAGCCCGATGATAATGCCAGGTGTGATCACTTGGCAGGCTGTGGCTTCACTGCATTCCACGGATGCATCTGCAGTTGATCGCGAGTCATCTGCTTCGCCATATTGCGGCGAGTCTTACGTGGATTGTGCTTGAAGCGTGGATCCTTGCTGATCAGCTCAAAGCATACCTTGCGAGTAGCGCGTCGGTAGTTTTGACGTGAAGCGAGCGGATTGATGAATGTAGGATCAGCTGCCTGCTTCGGAGTCAGGCGCTTCTTTCCTCCGATGAGGTGCGCATACTTATCGATCTTTGCTTTGATCTTTGAGAACATAGGGCTGTAGGGCTAGTGGACCGCGTTGCACGGTCAGTGGTAGAAAACGGGTGGGTTACATTTCGCCCCTATATTAATCAGCGAGGGGCGCGCTGAAAGCTTTAGGATACGCGAGCCTTGCTCATGACAGGGATAAGGTGGTTGGGGTCGAAATACATCATTCGGTGCGCATTGGCGGGATTCGGATACGCTCGCTCTGAGTCGTACCATGAGCAGCGTACCTGATTCAAAGGCCGATAGAATCCAGTGATAGTCATCTCGCGCGAAGGAATGCTACGATGATACACCGTATCGCCAACCCGCAGTATCGTTTCTCGATCGTCAGCGGCGGGACCACCGGTTGGACGCTCGTCGCATGCCTCGCAGATATCATCTATCAGGCAAGAGCATTTGTCAACCGCGCCGCTGTCTTGATCGAGAGTGTCGCTCTTCTCTCCTGGGCAGGCTTGGTCCTTAGGATTCGAAGAGCTGGGGCTGGAGGGATTCGTGGAAGCAGCTTTGATTTGGAGTTTACCGATACCTCCAGTGATGGAGACCGTTTGACCCGTTCCGTAGTCTAGATCGATGTCAACGTTATGTTCTAGGGCGTGAGCAGCTAGATGTCGAATATCAGATGCAATCTGTTCGACGGTGATCTGGGCAGGCTTACGATTGCCTATCGACGCGCCCTTGGTCGCCTCTGGAATTCGAGTGATCTCAGGCTTCGATACATTCGGCTTGCGCTTGAACTTGCGAGCTACATACTTACCGGCTTCGATCAGATAAACGAACATCCAACCTACCGCGCACATGAGGCCGAATAGGATCCATCCTAGAAGATCGATCAGCTTAGGGAATACAACGATTGCGATGAGCGTCGCGCAAATGATAACGGTCGTTTGCATAGGAAGTGGATTAGAACAGGTAGTGGATTCGCGCCTTGGCTGAGGCGTCGAGAGGTAGGATCTGGAGTTCAGCTTCGCCGGAGAGACGGATCTGATCCATGATATCGAGATCTGCACCTAGTCCGATCGAGATGAGCGATTCGGTGCCGGTGCCGATGAAGGCGTTGTATCTGGCCTGGAAGGGATTGATCGTTGGTAGATCGCCAGGAGTAGGAAGTTTAGGCTGTGGCAAGCCTGGAAAGAGCTGTAGGCTGAATTGCGGACCAGGGAAGCTGACTCGAGCTGAGACGCTATCGCCTGAATCGAATCGTGCGCCGCCTTCGACTTGGAAGCTGTCGGTTACGAACTGTGAGCTGACAGCGTAGTAGTGAGTCGTGGAGTCTAGAACAACGTGCCTATCGTCTGATGCTGCCAGGGAGTCGCTTGATCGATCGACCAGGCTATCTGAGATGCTATCCACAGCAGCAAGATCACTGAGCATGCGATCCTTCGCACCTTGAGAGGGCGATCCTGATACCGATGCAGGTACGCTAGCGCGAGCAGAGTTAGGCTTACCGACATGAGCAGGAGTAACCGGTGCGGAGCTATCGCACGAACGGAATATAGAAATGGCAATCCCTACGACGACGAAGGCCGCAGCGATCCACTTCCCTTTGCTGGAAGACATAAAGGGCTGACAAAACAGGAGCTATCGCGATCGATGTAGGAAGCATCGTCGGCAAGGATGAACGGTCCTTGTAGCTTAGATTAGAGAACGGGCTGATGTTATATCTCAGACTGCAGGCAGGAGGTCTGAGAGAGCCAGGCAGGGATTAGGAGCGTGTTGTTTGTCCTATTGGCTCGTCGGTCGTAAATCTGCTAACGGGAAAGTACGAATTAGGTTTCAGTCATAAACTAGAGCAGACCCTTCGGCTCTTGGACCGACTGCCATTCACCGCGAACCTGCTTCGATCGATCCAGGCCGCTCATGTTATTCTTCTCAAGCCACTTCCATCCATCCTTCGGCTTGAAGATACTACCATCGCGAAAGAGCACTTCGACGTCAGCTGCGTGATAGTATCGCTCGCTGTACTCATACTTCACAGTGACGTCAGCGACAAGAGAGCGATTGAGGAAGATGCTCTCCATGACCCAGACCTGTTTAGGAAGCATCTCACGGATCCTTTCGCGATCCTTGCGGAAGTCGTATCGATACTCGGCGTCCCAGCGTCTTTGACCCATATTTAAATAACAATAGGGCGCTCACATGAACGCCCTACCTTCTTTCACCTTCACCATCTTATAGAGCTACTGGCGTAGCCCGTACAAATATAGTGAATTATGATCCAGTGTGTTCGTCTTCGTCATACGGCTCATTACCTGGGACGTCAGCTGTCTCAAGAGCAGGTGCAGAGGTCTGATCACTCGGCGCAGCTGCTGCAGCCTCTGTGACCGTCGCTGCACTCTTGACAGCATCGTAAGACAGTAGATCGATCTTCACAGGGAAGTTCTGCTGCACATCGAACAACTGCACGTTCTCTCCTTCGACCGTTGCGATCTGAGAGAGGATCGTGTCATTGTTCGAGCCGCTGAACACACCGCGCAGAGATTGAGTCATCTGCTTACCGTTCGAGATCGTCGAAATAGCTACCTTCATTTAGTATCTCCTAGATTATTGAGTTGATTGATTGCGCTCTGATGAGCGACACTTGTTTATTTTGGATC